CTCGTCGCACCCCAAGGGGTACTCGAGGGGCCGCGGAAGCGTGTGTCCCCAGTTAGGGGTTTCACGCCACTCCGTCCTGTAAGCAATCTCTCGCTGCCTAAGCGAGATTTTGCTGCCGCGGATGTAGCCTGCTAAACCTGCGAGCATCAACCCGGAAGGGTTGTAGTTTCTAGGTCGAGCACCTTCAACATCTACACGTATAAAGCCGTCCTTGGTCTCCATATACCGAAGAATTGGTACGGAGGCCTTGTAGGGTCTTATATTCACGTGTGTATTGCGTTTATCATGCTTCCCATAGTCCTTGCGGACGAGAGGGTTGTACGACGAAGCAATAGATACCGGAACGTGTATCCCGGCCGCATCGTCCTCATCAGGGGGTGTTAACCTTGAGTGAGGATATGGGACGCTCCTTAACAGAACGTCCAGGGTCTCAGGGAGAGAGACGCCTGTCTTCGCAGACCAGCGGTTGAGTGTGTTGATGGCTACAAAAACGTCTTGCTGAGTGTTCAAGGACTTGATGTAAACTCCTCGAACATTAACGCCGTTCACATAATCGGCGCCGCAAGATTCCCGAAACGGACCTTCAACAAAGGTCTTGTCCTCATTCACTTTGAACCCCAGGAGGTATAACCCCCGAAGAACCAAGCGAACCGCACGTGTATCAACAATGATGTCATCGCCGAACACGGAAAAGTTGCGACTTACCGCAAAAGGGTCATTCTGACCCTCTACATCTAGGTGACCCCTGTTGAGGGGGATACCTAAAAGCCGGTAAGCGGACTTAACGACTGAGTGGAACAATAGCGTCTGCAGTGGAAATGTAAAACCATTTCCCATCGTAGAAACCATGTTCAGCTCGACTAACTTCCCTTGTGGGGTGGTTGTCCGACGGCACCTGAGTAGAGCCAACCAGCGAAAGAAATCTACTGGAAGGATCTCCTCTAAAATGTGAAGTGACATCGAATCAGACGCTGACTCGAGATCGATGGTCGATAACGACCCATCGAGCGAGCCGCGCCTAGCCATCACGCGATTACGATCCGGCTGTAAGGCTGGGTCGTAGCCGTAGATCTTTCCAAGTCTACGGTTG